GGGGGGGGAGACTGGTCGGTGCACATCCCATGCGACGAGGTATGTCCCCCGCAGGGGGATCCCAGGCCGGCCAGGCCTGGGTTGGGGGACCCTTCCGCCGGGGCATTTATATTATACCGCCCGTAGGGCGGACACATGCGCAATCGAGACTTTTAGGGGTTTATTATACTGCAATTGATCCTGTAAACTGCATTTGAGTGCCTTGGAACAAACCAGGCATTCTCAAACGACACACCTTACTCCACTGAATTTCAATAAGTAGTTGTTCTGCTGCGAATTCATTCCACGTAGGACAAGCAACAATAATAATGTCATAAGTAATTCCTTTCTTAACAACTTTCGAATCCCATTTAGCGTAATTAATCCACCGCCCTGGGCACGTCAGAGCGGTTGAAATTACTTCGTTGGGTTCCATTTCAATACGTTGTTTGTTCAAAACATTCCAATATTGTCCAAATCCAGGTGCATCCATTGGGGTTGCACCACTGTAATATTCACGTAATGCTGCACCATATAGATTCACTCCATTTAGGGTTTGTGCCTCTGTAGTACACGTTTGCCAGCTTCCATAAGCAGTTTGATGCGATGTATCCGCAATATCTTGGGCTGCTCTGCAAATATAGATATCAACCATGATTGGTTGAGTAATAACATTTTTGATTGATAAATCCATATTTTCTTGGGCCCAGAAACCCAGTACGGAGTTAAACTGTTGTCTAACAAAGACATTTTCGGTTTCTACACTGGTTGTACCAATAGGGACCTCTCGTATACTGTCCTGCAGTTGCTGCATGTTAGAATACGATGTCATGGACATAAGCCTGAAGTCGGTTCTCGGTTGGCTAGCATTTGTCGCTACGACTACTTGAATGTTGCCATCATTGAAAGCCGGTGTGGTTGCTGATATATTAGTAGCAGTACCAATATGTGAAAAGTGCAGCTTGGCTGAGCCGTTTGCTGCTTTTCTGACTTTCTTGGCCCACTTTCTGTATCCTTTAGCCGCGCGAGATAAACGACGTTTTCGATATTGCATCTTTAGATCATGTTGTCTAGTTACGGTAGCGGCCGCTCTCGAAGTAGGCGTTGGTTTCGGCTTCTTTTTGGCACGCCGACTGCCGCTTCCACTTCCGCTTCCACGTTTACGTTTAGTGCCCCGCATACTTGCACTTCTGGCTCTGCCTGTGGCTCTGTACGGATGATGCGTAGCCCTTGCAAAAAGACGCGAAGCAGCACGCGAAGCCGCAGTATAAGCTGCGTTTTGTGCTGCGTGTAAGACACCTGCGTTCCCCGCACGGATAAGATCCATTTAAAGTCCGCTCCCCCCACCCCCGTTTTAGGGGTGGATATTGTAAGTCCGCTCCAGCATATAAACCGAGGTGGGGGATCAGTATTACCCCCCACCTTGGACAACAGCCAGTCTCTGTTTTAATGTCCGCCAAGAACTGGACCTTTACTTGTAATGATCAGTCAGGTGATTTACTCACAGCTGGAAACCTTGTGGACCTTGCACAAGGCCTACCCTCACTTATGGATGTATCGGGAATATCCTACGTGGTGTACCAACTGGAAAGAGGATTATCTGGAACGAACCATCTGCAGGGCTATTGTCAATTTAGCTCACGAAAGACACTCCGCCAAGTTAAAGACCTCCTGCAAGGACCTTTCCCCTCGTCTCATCTTGAGAAAGCGAAAGGGTCCCCCGAACAAAATCGCAAGTACTGTACGAAAGAAGAAAGCCGTGTAGATGGACCATGGGAATTTGGTACCATGTCCAAACCGGGTAAACGTAATGACATCCAAGAGTTCATGGATGCTCAGCCACTAACTGAAGATGAAATCTACGAAAGGTTCCCGCATATCATCGCCAAGTACCCAAATTTCGTTCGAAACATTAAACGAAGAAGAAGGGCAATGGAATCCGTTCAGTTTGTCCCCAGAGGACTCTGGCAGATGGATCTCCTGTCTTACTGCCAAGCTCCTTCTCATCCAAGAGAAGTTAGATGGTATTTTGACGAATCAGGAGGATCTGGCAAAAGCACTTTTTGCCGACAGTTCGGACACGGACAGCGATACGTCATTACTGGCGGAAAGCATGCCGACATCTATTACGCCTATAACTACGAGCCGTACGTATTCTTCGATTGGCCGCGCTCCTCGGAAGACACGTTTCCGTATGGAGTCGTCGAGTCCTTCAAAAATGGATACTTTTTATCCACAAAATACGAGTCCGCCCCAGTCACCTTCCAACCGCCGATAGTGATTGTATTCGCCAACTTCCAGCCGGATATGACGAAACTTAGTTTAGATCGTTGGGATATACATACCATATAAACCATCGAAACTCCCCACCTTACCGCCCATCGATCCGACCAATAAAGGGGCCCCCCCGGTAGGGGGGGGAGACTGGTCGGTGCACATCCCATGCGACGAGGTATGTCCCCCGCAGGGGGATCCCAGGCCGGCCAGGCCTGGGTTGGGGGACCCTTCCGCCGGGGCATTTATATTATACCGCC